TACTTGGGTCTACAGATTGAAGATTGTATTCGTGGCCAAAAGATGTATTTCGGAGAAAAATTAAAATAGCTTCTAAATCTCCGTTTATCATATCATCAGGTCTCAAATCCGGTTCGTATACCTTTGACCTTAATAGGTTGATAATTAAGTCATCTGTATTACTCGCCATTAATAAATTTTCATCACTTGCTGTTAGATATCCAACTTTAACCGACTTTTTTTTATTTGGGTAGAATTTACCGCCACTTGGTAATTTTACAACGTCATGTGGTAATGAAAAATTTTCTTGTCCGTATTTTTTTAAATTTTCGTCCATGGCTTATAATATAATTTTGTTTTAATTTTTGTTTTTGCTAAATAATGAAGTTGTGTGTTTTCCAATTACAAACCTCATTTTATTAGTCAGTAGGTCGTCACTACCATATGATGCGGTTTTTTCATAATTCATAGATTTTGTTTCAAACAATAATTCATTGACAACACTACCTATAGGATCTAGATATAATATTTTTACTGCTGTAATTTTGAAGAACTCATTTGGGTTAAAACAAAAATTGACTGTTTCATAAAATTCTGTCGTAAAAATAAGTTCGTCCCCCTCATTGAAAATTTTGAATTCTCTAAACAAATAACTAGGAATCTCGGTTCCTACGACTTCTATCGCGTACCTGTTCGCCATTAATGGTTCTATCAAATTTGGAATCTCTATCATAATTATTTCTTTTTAGATAGTAAAATAATAAATCTGTCGTTGATATCAAATGATTTCTCTACTCTTTTTTCAATCTTTTCTAACAATGATTCCTTGGTTATGTAAGTCCAATCCTCATTCATCTTGGTTCCAAAAAGTCTAAGATCGTCGATGATAACAATTGCACCGTGCTGGAGATTCCTGTTAATTACTTCAAGTTCTTCTAAAAGTGGACAATCCTTAACTCCCTGTGCGGTTATACCAGATGAGTAGTGACCATCTAAGAAAAAAATAGCATCCCCGTTTAAATGTGGGATAACTTTAGAAAGTTCCTCTCCACTATCACCAAGTAAAGCAGTAATTTTATTTTTATCGTAATTCCTAGATGTGAAAAGTTGATAAAGATATGTACTAAGTTCTATGGTAAATATTCTTTCAAAGAAACCCTCCATTCTAAGAGTTGTTTCCCCGTGATATGTACCAGTCTCGATAAAATACTTATATGTCGACATATTCGAATCACACATAGATATGATATCTTCTAAATCTTTAATTTGTAATGATGACATATTATTTTTTTTTAATGTAAGACGCAACCAAAGAAAAATAAATACAAAAAAAAATCTCGTATATTGCTACACGATATTTTTCCGTATTGTAGATTTTTTTTAGTAAACAAGAATACAACGATCAGGTTGTAAAGTGACTGACAATGTTGCCAAACCATCTTGACCATATTGTGCTTGATTCCAAGCTGACTTCGTAATCATACAAGAGTCCAATATCCATTTTTCAACCACTACACCCGTTGGGTCTAACATTTCTAGATCCACATTCTTTTTATATCCTGCGGCGTATCCCATACGACCTGTGACAGATTCCGCATGTAATCGTACCCACTCCATAAGGGCTTGTGTTGCCGAAGGTCCAATTGGATCTCTGAATACTACGTTCATAGAGTTCCATTTAAACCTACCAGCCACATAGGTTTCTGTATTTAGGAAAGGGATTGCCACAGATGTGATATCAATCGAAGGTCTATCCGCCGATTCAACAAACCATTCGTTAATCCCAAGGGTAGAGTCAAATCTTAATATAAATCTATTTACCCGTTTTGGCTCATAAGGAACGGGAAGCTTCATCAACAGGTCCGCCATGTGTTTTTTTTTAAATTATATTTATAGTTGTAGTTTTTAAGTACACTTTATAAATATATCAATACCGAAAATATTTTACGATATTTCAAAGTTTATTTAAAAATCAAAAAAAAAATTAATTGTGGTACCATTGTTTTTTTGAAGAAATTTGAGCGTTGAAAAATTTTTCTATTTACTTTGTTTTTTTTTCGGATATTCTCTATTAGAATCTGGTTTTTTTCCCGCTCGCGGTTGAATATGTCTTTAATATAGGTTCTTTAATAAATTCTTGTTTAATTTTTTCTAAGTTTCTTATATCATCATCTGAAAATCCAATTGTAGGTGTAAATGTTCCTTTGACATTGTCTTTCAAATAAAGTTTTTTCTTCAATTTTTTGGCATGTCTTTTTACATAATCAATAAATTCTTGTAGTGCTTTTACTTTGAGTTCTTCAGGACTAGCTGCACTATTCTCACTTCCATAAGACACAGGATAATACTTATTCAAATCCATATAATAATTTATCAAGTCTCTTGTGTTGATTCTATTTCCTGATACCTTTCTATATTTTTTTAGGTTTTTAAGTAATAAATCTTTATTAATTCCATTGTAATTAGTCACAATCATATTGTATATGGCTTGCTTTATAGTGTTTGGGTTATGCCCTCTAGCTGTAATAATTGAAAAAATAGAACCATTATTGATTGCTTCCACAAAGTCGGACCATACTGGTCCAGGTTTTCCCTTCATACTGTCAATGATAAATTGTCTGTCTCCTTCTGTTCTAAAATTACGAAAGGGGTTTTGAGCGTAATCCACGATGGTTGTTCCCTCATACGGGAAATTTTCCTTACCTATAATTCCACGATACTTAGCAAAATCTTCGGTGGACATTCCAACTTCAGATCCTTTATCATCAAGAACCATAATCTTGGTCGGCATATGCATTATGTTATCATCCCAATCAAATGCATAATACTTTAATTCGGGGGTTCCGAAAACATCGAAACCCTCCGAAATTAAAACCTGTTTGGTGTGTGAAATCATTTATTATTAGATATTTTCAAATGACGCTCCGGTTGGAGTTATCAAGAACTCAATATCAATAAATTCAAGTGCCTTAGTTGGTTTTAGATAAATTTTTCCTGAAAGGGTGTTTCTATCCAAATCCTCAGGTGAGTTACTTACGGTTACTCTGAAGTCATAAAGACCTCTATCTCTTCTGATAGCATCCAAGATCGGATTAACACTATCCAAGAAGTCCTGACGAACCTTAGCATCGTTTTGTTCGAACAACAATCTTACAGCAACCGCAGAAATAAGTTTTCTAGCTTGTAGTAACAATCTTCTCACATTAATTCTGTTCAATGCAGTGTCAGATATTTGAAGAGTTTTATTACCCCAAATAACAGTACCAACATCCGAGAAAGTTGCGATAGGATTGATACGACCTTGATACAAAGTGTCTCTATCTTCTTGTGTCAACTTCTTACGAGCTTTGATGGCATTGACCAAACCACGTGTGTAACCCGCAGTTGCAAACCAAGGGAATGCGATGTTATCAGTTAATGCTAAGTTTCTACAAACCTCGTTGGTTGGTGGAATATAAATTTGAGTGTTATTGACAGTATCCCTTACAAGTATCCAAGGATAGTAGGTAGCTGTATAGTTAGAATCGATACCTGTATTATCCAAGTTATCAACCGCTTCGGTCGGATAAATGAAATTATCGTTACTAGTTGGTAAAAACACATTACAATCAGGTGTGGTGACGATATAAATCGAGTCGGCTCTCTCGAACGTAATCATCGAAATAGCGTCTTCTACAAGATTTGAGTTATTAACATAGTCAATACCAGGGGTAGCAAATACATTGATGTTTGTGGATTGAGGGTTATTGAATGTACTAATACCCAACAAATATGCATAGTAGTCAGTATTAGTGTAATCTGTAAAGTTTGAAACACTAATAGGTTTAAATGCCCCCCAACCTGTAGCGTTCGGATATCTTGTTGTTGCACAAGCGCCTCTCTGATATCCAGCACCACCGAGTATAAAACTATCTCCATTTGTACGATACTCACGATAGACATCCCAACCGTCAAAACCTTTCTGAACCAAGAACGTAAACTTACGAGCTTGAATTTGGTAATAAGGGTTTTCCGAACTTTCGGGATCCGATTGGAATGATGCATCACCACACTGGAATGCAGGTGTTCCCGAAGTTGGTCCTACTGCAATTTGAACAACAGTAGCACCTGAATCCATATGGAAACCTTGAGTAATGTAATCCCATGGTTCAGCCGCTTCAGAATCACAAATACTTACGGGATACTGAGCTCCTTTATACTGATAAAAATCAACATCATAACCAATTTGACTTGAGATACCTAAGAAGGTTGTTCTTACTCTGTCTCCTGAACTCTGAACCGCATTTGACATACCACGAGAAGAAACAGGTCCTGTCGTAGTTCCAAATGGGGGGTTGTAAATAACTTCACCAGGGAAATAGTAAGCGGTTTTGTAAATAGGGAAAGGAGGGATTGCATTGGGATACTCCCTCATAACATACCCTTCGAAACCACAAGGTAAAGAATTGACAGGTGCATCGACATCCAATTCTAACATAATATACTTCGAATTTAATGCGTATTCCCCATCAGAAGTACCAATCTTAACACCAATGTAGTTATTTGATGATGGATCCATGGTACAATTGGTGAATTTCTCCAAATAAACAGGGTTGGTATCAGTGTCGAAAAAGTCACGAACACCAACATCAAATGTCAAATTGTTGAATGAAATATTTTGAATCGAAATTTTAATTTGAGTATTCGCAGTGTCACCATCAGAGATTGTTAAAACTTTAAACAATCTTTCGACCGTACTACCTCTAAGTTGTGAAACAACCCATGGGGATTCTGCGGCTCTATACCTTTCTAAATAATTGGCGATAGATCCAGTTGTGGAATTATAACGTAATCCTGGTGTTGAAATAACAGAGGTTTTCAACCCTCTAATATACCCTTTATTATAACCATAAGTCAGGAGGGTTGGGTATACTTCTTCAACCATAATAGGAACCTCCGTTCTACTTTTTGCAAAGTTGGAACGACCTAACACAGATGGTAAGAAGTTTTGATTCGTTTGTGATAATGAAACCACGAAAGAAAAATTTTCAGGACTTGAAGCACCATCAGTAATACCTGAAATTGCAAACTCAGCAAAAGGGTTCGTAGTTATTGCCGAATATGAACCACTCGTATTTAATACAACACTTGTAAGTCCAGTGACTTGATATCTTGGACCTGATCCACCAGAACCATAATTCGAAATACCTCTTGATCTTAATGTAGCAACAACAACATCATCATAATCTAAAAAGGAAACACCCGAAAAATTAAAAACAGTTCCTGAAAGAACACCTGTATAATTACCTGAACCCGTGTTTGTTAAAGTAGTGACTACACTAAAGAAAGAATATCCTGTATAATTACCATTGGTACTTTCGTTAAAATTAGAATAGTACCAAGCATCATTGTTTGGCGAAGTGTAGTCAGCGGTAGAGTTAGTAAGACCTGACATTCCAAACACATTGGTTTGACCTGTATAACCACTCAACGCATTATATGCTGCATTAGTGATTGTACCAAAGTAGTATACTGAAGTACCACTAGTAGTTCCAGATGCGTTAACAATCTCCGTAAGTTGAGTACTTAATTGACTACGAAAAGACGATTGGTCTCCATTCAAAAGTGAAAAAGGGTTATTTAAGTTCCTACCTACTAATGTTGAACCGACAGGGCTAAGTGTTACAGTACCACCTGTACTTGCTGAAAAATTTATAGTGAAACCTGATTGTGTTCCTGTTAAACCTATGGTACTACCATCTACGTTGGCTTGAATAGATAAAGACCAACCAGCCCCAGCGTCATAACCAGACAAACCTAGGACACGTGTTACAAACAATTGGTTGGATTGTTGTAGATAAGATTTAGCAATGTATGCTAATTCATACTTAGGTATCTGAGTATTCACAAATTTTTCAGGAATCGTGCCCCCAAAAAATGCTTCAAATTCATCGTAGTTAGTAATGAAAATAGGTTCGAAAGCTGGACCTGTAAGGGTCTCACCAACTAACCCCAAAGTTGTAACACCAACACTTTGTGCTACAAAACTCAAATCTCTCTCTGAAGTATAAACACCAGGAGATACAAAAATTTTATTGGTAGTTGCCATATTATTATTTTAATTTTTAGTTTTATTGATATAAATATTATGTCAGTTAACAAAGTATTTGTTTTTTATAAAACTTATTTATATTAAGAGGATAAAATTATCTTTTTTTATCTTTTATGAAAAAAACAACAAAAAACATCAAAATATCCGTGGAAACTCATCAAATATTGAAAAGGTATTGTGATGAAAACGGAATAAAAATTTACAAATTGTTAGAAAAATTTATAAAAGAAAATTGTGTGAAAAAAAAAGATATTTACGGGGAGTAAACTACCTAGCTCACTTCAAGAAGTGAGACTGCATAAGTTATGACGGAACTCGGATCAATAGTTGATTGAGTAATTTCAAACCTCAATGAATCACCTGTGGATACCTCAAAAGATACTACATCGGTTCCAAAAAAAACAAACTCTGTACTATTATTTAGTCTCACATATAAATCATAAGAACTAACATTTTCTTTTGACAAAATTGTGAAAGTACCAGTATAATCCACACTTATAGTACGAATAACGGGTGATATTCCTGTAGCTTGAATTATTAGTTCAAATACACCTTCATTTACAGGGAATACTTTTCTTTTACGATTGATTGGTTTGAAATTTGTTTCAAAAACATTCAATACTCTAGATACCGCAGGGGCCACCTCGAATTTGTCTTGATCCAATAGAAACCCTAACATAGTGAAATCATAATTCTGAATGTAAAACCTACGTTTGTCGATTTGAGTTACAGATTCATCAGAAATGTTTGAGTTTATAATCGGAATAAAATGACCATTAACTTTTGTGTAAGCTTGACGGGATGCAAAAGTTTGTAGTACATTTTTATTAAACTCGTTGAGTTCTCTCATACGATTACAAATTATTTTAACGTTAAAAGAAATATCAACGGGTACAGGTTGGGGAATTTTATAAATGTCTAATCCCTTAATGTTACCATTCCAAGTAGGGACTGCCGCATAAAAAAATTCTTTTTGATTTGGGATATTATAAAGTGTTGCTGGGTTTGTACCATATTTAACTTCAGGAACTCTAACAACAGTAATAAATGGTGGTTCTGTGTTACCATTCAAATCTTGAAAAGACCACGTCTGTGTAAATTGAGCCCAATTTTGTGTGGTGATAAGAATGTCAACAGTAGGTATAATCTTACCATCAACGATTGTTTTTAACTCGTTTTTTACAAAATCCAAAAACCCCCTATCTAAATCAGCATAATCTAAATTCTTTGGAAGGTATGTACCATCGTTTGTAATGTCCTCCAACAATTGTTCTCTTCGCTCCAATAATATTTTTGGAGGAACTAAATTAATATTTGGTATTACTTTTTTGGGTAAAGCCATAATTAAATCCCCATAAATTCGTTAGCAGTTACTGGTGTTGCAATGTAACTGACATAAAAAGGTTTATATCCAGCATAGGTATGTTTGTTGTCATAATTGGGTACCCCCTTATCAACAACTGAATAATATCTTACTTGATTTTCGGTAATCCAATAACCGATGTAATCACCCAAACTAATGGAAACTTGTAGGTCGTCCAAATCTTTTTGGTAGATAGCGAATCTGATATTACCCGGTTCGTTTTGTATAACCTTGGAATTACCCAAGAAAGCCATATCTGGTTGCATAATTTGCAAATAAGCGTTTACTGATATTGGTGGTAAAAACTCTATGGATTGAGGTACCGCCTCACCATAAACATCGTCTTGATTTGTTTTTTGTTTGTTTACACGATAGACAACAATGGTGAAATTCATATCACCATCGAGCCATTCACGACCCATACTAACATCCAAATCGAAATCTTCCTGACCGAAAAATTTACCTAATCTTGTGATTGGAACTTGATTTTGTGCCATACTTCTTGATAAATATTCATAATATTATTATATTTAATTTATTTTTGTTTTGGATAGTCAATTAAACGCAAGAGAAAATCAAGCCTTAGATATTATAGATCGTTATGAAGGTGCGAACAACTTTATTCTTAAATTAAAACACAAAAGGGATTCAAATCCTAAATTTTTTCCTAACGCAACTCAAACCGAATATGTGATTAAATATCACAAAAGAGAACCAAAGGTTGCAAAAAAATGGGTACAATTGGACACATATTTTGCGAGTAAAATTGCAAATGAAAAAATGTTTATAGAAGTACCAACACAAATTTGGATAGAAAAACTTTTAGTTGAAAAAGACACCGCTTATCACGTGTGGGGATATTATTTTGAAAATCAGGGTTTACATGATATTTGGATACCAAAAGCCGCGGTAATCAAAGATAATAAAATCAAAAACGTAGAAATTGATTTTGAGAAATACTCACATCGACCATTACTCGAACATCAAAAAGAAGGTGTAAAAACTTTGTGTGAAAACAAAAAGTATATTTTAGCGGATGATTTGGGGGTCGGTAAAACGATAACAGCGGTAGTTGCATCAATAGAGTCAAATGCAAACAAAGTTCTTGTTATTTGTCCTGCATCATTGAAAATAAATTGGAAACGGGAACTTGAACACTATACTGATAGAACTATATCGATAGTGGAAGGTAAAAAATGGGAGGATGCCGATTACGTTATTATCAACTACGATATTTTGAAAAATTTCCACACATTAGAAAAAGATTCGGAATCAATAATACGTGACGCAAAATTTGATTTGATAATAGTTGATGAAGCCCACGCGATCTGTAATGTTCAAGCACAGAGAACCAAACTTGTAAATGACATCAGTAAAATATCACAAAGAACTTGGTTGTTAACGGGGACCCCCGTGACATCTCGACCAATAAATTATTTCAATCTACTCAATTTAGTAGATTGTAATGTTGCTCAGAATTGGATGGCCTATGTCAGGCGTTATTGTAATGGGTATCAGTTCCGTGCTGGTAATAGAAAAATATGGAATGTAAGTGGCGCATCAAATTTGGAAGAACTTTACGAAAGAACAAAACCTTTTGTATTACGAAGATTAAAAAAAGACATACTAGACTTACCTGAAAAAATAATTTCTCCAATTTATATGCGATTGAAATCTCGGGAATACGAAGAAGTTATGGGGGAATACTACGAATGGTATGATAAGGGTGGTGAGTCAAATTCTTTAACTATGCAATTTTCCAAAATCGCAAAGGTTAGACAAATTATCGCCAACGAAAAGGTTTCTCAAACCATAGAGCTTTGTGAAAATATTTTAGACCAAGATAAAAAAGTGATCATTTTTTGCAATTTCACAGAATCACTCAACACTATCTACTCACACTTCAAGAAGATAGCTGTAAAACTTGACGGATCAACTCCTAAAGGCGAAAGGCAAGATGCTGTTGATAAATTCCAAACCGATGAAAAGGTTAAAGTATTCGTGGGTAACATTAAAGCCGCAGGGGTGGGTCTTACACTCACCGCAGCAGAAACTGTAATTATGAATGATCTATCCTTTCTTCCATCAGACCATTCCCAAGCAGAAGATAGAGCATATCGTTATGGTCAGAAAAATAATGTGGTTGTCTATTATCCAATTTTTGAAAACACAATTGAAGGTATCATTTATGATATTTTGGATAAGAAAAAAAGAATTATTAATACAGTAATGGGTGATACAATGTTATTTGAAGGTGATGCTCTAGAAAATATACTTCAATCTATTAACCAAAACAGAAATTAAAAATACTTATAGGAGACACTAAAGTCTTGGTGAGTATGAAGTATTTGGAAAATAAAATTGAGTTAATAGAACATAAAATTGAGGAAAGAAGAAGATTAATAGAAGAACAAAAAAAATCCAAGATAAAACATGGTAATGTTGTGTTTGAACCATTACCTTATTCTTTCACATCTCTCAAAGCTTTCATTGATCCAACGACAATGAATGTTCATTATACAAAACACTATAAAGGTTATGTTGATAAGTTAAACTTAGCCACCAAAGGAAAGAGATATGAGAATATGTCTTTGGAAGAGATTGTAAGTTCGGTCAAAGAAAATGAAAAACCTATACGTGACAACGCTGGTGGGGCCTATAATCATTCGTTGTTTTGGAATATGATGACACCTAACCCACCAAAAATCCCTATGAAACTTGATTCGAGAATAAACTCTAATTTTGGAAGTGTCAAAGAATTCAAAAAAAAATTTGATGAGGCCGCTAAAAGTGTTTTTGGATCTGGTTGGGTATGGTTGATACTAAAAGAAAATGGTAAATTAAAAATTGTAACAACACAAAATCAAGATAATCCAATGATGAGTTTTATTAAAGATGGGGGGAAACCACTTCTTGGTTTGGACGTGTGGGAACATGCCTACTATCTCAAATATCAAAATAGAAGAGACGAATATATCAAAAACTTTTGGAGGGTTGTTGACTGGGATTACGTAAATGATAGATTGTGAATATTTATTGGTTATGAATATTATTGCAGAACCAGAAAGAAGTAAAATGTACAAGAGAATTTTTAATCTCTTAGGTGCCCCGTTACGTTCCGTAGAATTGACAGATGAAATGATGGATTCACTAATGGAACTTTCCATTGGAGATTATACCCAATATGTTCAAGATTGGTTAATAGAGTCACAATGGACTTCATTGTATGGTCTGAATTTAGACACTCAATCCGTCGCAAATGCACTAGTGAGAAGATCATTAGATTGGGAAACTCAATATACCTATGCCTACTCAAAAATTGTTGGACTTCAAAACTCAGGGCCTTGGGTACTTAAAAAGGATTATTTTCAGTTACAACAAAATCAACAGATCTATGAAATACCAGCAGGAAGAGAACTCAATGAATTACTTTGGTTTTCACCCTCTGAACAAAATAGTGCATTTTTCGATCCATGGTCTTTTGGATCACTTGGGGGCCCTGGTATTGGTGGGCCTGGTGGATTTGCTCAACCTGGATGGGGAAGTGGGGGGTATTTCTTTTTTTCATCCTACGATGTTTTATCTAGACTTCAAGACATTAACCTCAAACGAAGGATCATACAACCTGACGTACAATACAGAGTCACAGCATTACCTGGTGGTAAAAAAGCCGTAATGTTATACAATACACCAGGTGGTAAATTCGACTTTGGAAATTCGGAGTTGATGAGAGGTAAAGTGTGGTATTGGTATTATGATACAAACGATGCTGATAGAGATCAGTGTCTGAAAGATAATCCAGACATTGTTAAATTACCATCAGATATTCCATTAGATGCTCTTTCTTGGCAAGATTTGAATGATCCCGCACAACAATGGGTCAGAAGATGGTTGACTGCTTATGCAAAAGAAACTTTAGCTAGAGTTAGGGGTAAATTTAGTGGAAACTTAAAAACACCCGATAGTGAACTACAAATGGACTACACCTCACTCTCTACCGAAGCAAAAGATGAAAAAACGGCACTTTTGGAAGAATTAACAAAAAGATTAGAAAGGTTAAGACCTGAATTTATAATGGAAAGAGAGGCTAAAATTGCAGAAAATCTAAATAAACAATTGCAGTACAGGGCATTTCCAGTACCAATAACGACAGTTTAAAATATGGCTATCATAAGATCGATACCTAGTGAAAAAATAATCAATGGTATACAAGTTAAAACTTCAGAATTAGCGGTTGTTTCAGAGGAAACATACACCACCAATGGTGAATATGCTATTGTTGTGAAAGGCGTTGGGAATTGTAAAATTACCCTCAACAGTAGTTCCACCGATAGAATTAAAATTAAAGCTTTGACGAATGTTTTAATTGTTCCTGATATCAACAGAATTGATGAACATTGGGATGAAATCCAAATAGAGATAGGTGCCTGTATAGAACTAGTTTTTGTATATCAAAATTGGTACATACTTTCCTCTGATGGAGTTAAACTTTGGTGATTGATATGATTCTCCCACCCACTTTCAGCTAACTCATAGATGTAGTTTGGGTTCAATCCTCTTCTTTTCCAATAGTCAATTTCTTGTTCAGTAATTTCTAATACATCTTTTTCTAAACTATCTTGATCGGTTTCATTAAAAGGTTGACCATTTATTAGTTCACATTGAAGGGTCGTAAAATATTCTCGTTTTTCAGGATCGGTGATTAACAAAACATCTCGTACCTCAGGTTTGAAAACAACCAAAAGTGGTTCAATACGTTTGTTAAATACAGAAATGGCGCGAGGTACATTGTATTCACCAGTAAGATTCGGATTATTATCAATGTCATTTTGACTGACTAAATAACAATTCAATGTAATGGTATCTCCTTTTTTAGCAACGTCACCCTGTGAAATCTTAGTTCCATTATTAACATAATAAATAACATCTCCAAGATTGACATTCATATTATTTCGAATAACAAGTTCCATGTGTGCTTGTCGAGACATAGGATTACCCGCTTTGGTTTTTTGTTTACACCTTTCTTCGTAATCTTTGACACTTTGTTTTATTTTTCCTCTTTGTGCGATTTTAACGAGAGATATTTCCTTGTTGTAAATCTTGGTAAGATATTCATAATAAAATTCAACAAAATCCTTACCTTTACCTTGAAGGAGTAATTTAATTCCTTTGTCTAGAAAATCCTCTATGTAACCAGGTAGTTTTTTGGATTTAATTGTATTTCCTACTAATTTAATCTTACCTTTTTTAGTCAAAAGTGCATAATTTTTTCTTGCAATATTAATACAACTCGGCCATACACCATCATTATCTAAGGCCATTTCACCACGCATAAATATGTCGTTGTATTCGGCAATGTCTGCCGCGGCTCCTTTATACTCCTTACCTTGTTTAACTTTCCAATTATTACCTCTACCAATGTAAACTCTATCTTCAACACCTTTAGGTGCTGAAAAGTTGATACCATCGGTGTCCATCACTAAAGGCTCATAACCACGAGCCATAAAAAATTTTGTCATTTGTCGTAGGTATTGTCGTCCTGTACAAGTTATTTGTTCTCCCTTATACATGTCACCCCAAGCGAAAACTTGAGGTGCTGACAGAGCTCCAAACATACTGTTGATGAATATTTTGATAGGTAATTGTTTTCTATCGTAAGATTTAGATTTCTTTGAGTCTGAATCTGAAAATTCTTCAGCAAGTTGTTTGTATAAAATACGAGTATCACGAAAATACTTTAGAAATCCTCTAAGAGCGCCTGTTACATCACAATCGGGAAATACTTCGTGTACTAATTGGATAGACGGATAAAGCGAACTAAAGTCAAGTTTAAGAACATTTGTAGAATACCCAACCTTAATTAAACGTGACAAACCACCAACAAAATCTTTTTTCTCTTGTTTTTTAGGAATAGCAAGTTTGTGTTTATAAGACCAAGCAAGCATGATCATTTTCCACAAGGTTGCAGTACCCATAGTTGATACTCTTTCATATGTGGTTGGAACCAATGATGCAAGTAAAAAAGAACCTTGATTGAACTCTTCATCAACTCGAAGTGTTTCATCCAAGTCATCGTCAAGATACATCTCAACGATTTTGTCACCTGTTACTTTTTCATAAACAGAAGGGAATCTTTTATCCAAATTTTCGAATTCAGGTATGTCAGTTCTCTTATATTTCCCATTGTTAATATTCAACCAATATTCCTCTTTCTTTTCATACATCTTACCAATATTCTGATGGTCTATGTAAATACGATTTGGACTTTCTAACTCCAAGTATTGAGTAATGTATTTAAGACCCGCGCTTTTAATATTCGAATTGATCGCTTGGGCTCGTCTTACAGCGTGAAGTATATCTATCACATTATAACCCCACATACCAATTTGATTATATTTTTCTACCTCATTGGCTAATTTTATTAATTGTTCTTTTTGTGAGAAATGTCTTTCAGGGTTTAAGGTTATACAAATTTTTTTCATATCTAACCCCAAAGCCTTCGACCTCTCAATGATCCAATGCCAGTCAAAGTTAAAACTATTATATCCAGCGATAATACTCGGATTTAGTTTATGAATTGTTCTAAAAAATTCAATCAATCCTTGTTTCTCTTGTTCTTCTGTAAGACATTCAATCACTTGATGAAAACCTTTGTTTGTTTTCATACCGATCATAAATATACGACCATCTTTTGGATCAAGTGCGGTGGTCTCTAAGTCAAATACAAATCGAGTAATATCATTATATTCTTCATAACCTTTAAACAACCTTTTTTCTTTTTGAATAAGATATTGCTCAACTGGTGGTAAGAGTAGAAACTGATCTTTAGCCGCCTCACCCCAAGGATCTATACCGCCCTCACGAAAAAATTGAATTAAGTTTCTGTATCCTTTGAGTGATTTTACAATAAAAGTAAGACCCTGATTCAGTCTGTCATTGTCATAAGTTTCTAATTTTTCAATCAGAATTTTATGTTTGGACATCGCTTCTTTTTGGTTGGCTTTAGATCCTTTGTAGAAATTTAAACTACGTAGATCACCAACCCAACAGAAAGGTATAAAAGTATCTCTTACGATTTGTTTTCCCTTACCAGGGATTTCTTTAATCTTACAGATTTCTTCTGTGGCATAATCGAATTCTAAAGCAACAATATACTGCTCAGGATCGTTTCCCTCCAAAAAATTTTTGATTTCCTCCGTTGTAATCATTTTACTTATACCTTTTCAACTATAAAGGTAATAAAAAACCAGTCAACAACAAGGACTATCTATGATAAAACTTTCTTGAATAAAGATGTTGAGTTCTTCCCTTAGTGGTAAAATAAGATCACCATCTTCCGATTTGATTAAAAATTGACCTTTGTATGTACCAACTTTATTGGTATCTTTTTTCGTGAATCTAAAATATACATAATATTCTGTCTGAGCATTTTCATCTACACTAGTCAGTTCAACAATATAAGCAGGTTTAGACACAATTTTGGGTATACCCGTTTCACTATTAATCATCGTAAAAAAAATAGATGATGTTTCTAATAATTGCATAAATTGTTGATACTCACTACGACCATCTTTAACCACTTGCATTTTCAGAAGTGGAAGGTTTGCATTTTTATTTATGTAAAAATTCATTAGATCTTTTTTCAATAAATATATCATAAACATATAATATAAAAGTGAAACTTTTACTATATTTGTAGATAGTTATATTAGTCTTGGGAAAATTATGGTCTATATGGTTGGCATATAGATCATGTAATCCCATTGTCATCAGTGGATACTGAAGAAGAAATTTATAAACTCTGTCATTATACAAATCTACAACCTTTGTGGGCGGAAGAAAATTTTAATTTAACATTCTTTTCTTAAATTTGCATCATAGAATTCAAATCGGTTATGCTCAGTAGGAGTTAATAATAAAATACCTGGTTTAATATTACCTTTTACCGTCTCCTGATAACAATATGACATTAACGTTTGTTCAAATGGGTATGCCCATTTTGTTTCTAAGTAACATTTATAATTACCTGTTTTACTTAAGACAATCGGCCAGTTGGACAAATAGATTTCACCATCCACATAAGGTAATCCCTGATATATTTTAATGTTATTAAATTTTGTTCTCGGGGCATTTGGATCTAAACCTTGAATAGGTAATGATGGTTTTTCAGGAAATAACTTTATTCTAACATCTTGGGGGATGTTATACCAAGAAAATTGTACATCATTTGAACCGTAAAATTCGGTAAAACTTAACTTTAAAAAATCGAAGTTTTCATTTTTGATTATTTTTAGTGTTTTTGAATATAAATTTGGAACAAATCTATTAAAACCATTTCTACACACTTCACCTTTTTTTGGGTAGAATGCCATATCGTCTTCGAACCAGTAGTAAAAATCTAATCCTGATTCGTCAAAATGTTCGGCGACAAATACACGGCCCCCAACAATACCGATGTTATCTTTTTTAATATGTTCAAAATTATACTCTTCACATAGTGCTTGATATTTTGGTGTTGTTGATAAATCAGTTGAATTGTCTAATAAAAACTTTTTTGGTTTAAGAATAAAATCTTCATCATACTGTATCATCGATTCAATGAGGGTCTCAAATTGTTTTGGACTATTAAAAGTTATCACATAAAGAGCGGTGTTATTAACGTCTAGATCATTTCCTGAAATTAAAATTTCACTTTCACTTTTTATTTTGTGTTGATCATTTTTAATATCTTCAAAAAACTTAGATATTAATCCATTAGATTCTATTTCGAAATAGTGGAAACTTTCTGGATGCATATAAGTTAAAAGTGTAAAAAGTGATTCTTCAGTACCCATATATCCCTTAGACAAAGTATCAGACATAAGATGGTAATAAAGAGAATTGAAACTTTCTATTTTTTCTTTGGGGCCACCAAAAAACCCACCACGACATACTTTATCAATTTTTTTGTTGGTCATACGACACATTTCAGAATAGTCAAATCCGTGAATTTCATTATTCGCTTCGTATGGAAATGCGACAAAAGTTATGTTTTTTAACTTTTCTAGTTTTGTTAAAACTTTGTCGTGAGTAAAATAACCTGGATGTACCGTGTTAGTTATACCTGCGTCTATCCAAAATAGATTTGTTGAATTAAATCTGTCCATAATTCTAGCATCATTCAATAAAAAGACTTTGGACATTACCAATGGGTTATACATGTCAAGACGAGCTTGCGTAGACTCAGGTAACCAACCTGATTGGTTATACCAATTTGGATTTTTTCTAATAGTTTGGATCTTATCAAAAAATTCATTTTTAAACCAATCTTGAGACCTTACAATAAATTGAGTTTTCGATCTATCCCTTTTGGTTAAAACCCAATCTTCTAGTTCCTTTTCCCCGAAAATGATAAGGTTTTCTTCAATTGATAATAGTTGTTCTAGTTTCGAAAGATAGTGGTCAAAACTTCTAGACCATCCTTCTTTTAGACTTTCTCTGTTTATATTCCATAATCCTGTTACTAGTGTTGTGTTACTCATAATAATTTTTTAATTCTTCTAAAATTTTGTAAAAACTTTTAGTATTTTCAAAACAGTTATTTTTTACATCTTGAGTTTGGTTTCCGAAAAACGAATGGTAATTGTCCTCATGCCACCATGTTTCAAAATATTTTGTCACGAATAATTCTTTGTGATTGTAATACATTAAACTCATAACATTTTCTTCCGCAGGCAACCCTTTATCTTCTTTTAGAATATCTTCGGTATATTTTTCAAATAAATTGACAACCCTATCCCAAGTATCTCTATGCCCCCCAAACATACCTCCAATTACATGAAGATCCATAGAGAACTCATTATACCATTTTCTATTTACAGTACCAGACCAATAATTTTTAACATTATCTTTTGTTATTATAAAAAATTTATCCCTAGTGAAATCACAAAGGTTTTTTAAAAAAGTATTATCAAATATTGTAGAATAAAAGTACCTCTTATAACTATGTTCATCTACAAGATATTTGTTCGGTATTATACCACAATGGGATAGACCAGCATCAATCCAATAGTAGAAATCATACGATTTATCTTCATTCCACCACCAATGAAACTTTGAGTATTGAATTTCTACGCATCTATCCCCTCTTTTTGTTCCTTCAACATCTTTATATTCAGAGATCAAATTTTGAAATTTAGTGGTCTGAAGATCAAAAATTTTTAACTCTAATTTTTTTGGGTCCACTTTGTTTTCAATATAGAAAAAATTTTCGAGATCTTTAAGTTCTCTTTCTGAAGTATAACACAAAAAATCAGCATCTGACATTTGTAAATGTGATAATAAACTATATCGATAATGACCACCTCTACTCGGTCGTCCACCTAGTTCAGTTCCATTTAAGTCACTGAAAATACAAGTAATAAATTTAACTGACATAATAAAATTGTTTGTGTTCTTTATTTTTTTTCATTTCTTGAACTACCCCCAAATCCATAAATTCATTCGGAATTTTAATTTCACTGTGAGCATTCCAATTATAAGTTTGTAAATACCAATTGTTGTAATAACCATCAGATATATCTGAAATTCCATGCATTTGTGGTGCTATTGGAATTATTGGTGAATAACTTTGGTAACAACACATTACATGTTGGAATGTAAAATCGTCCAAAGCAAAAAAATAATTTCCACTGTTGGTGAATGCCGTCAAAACGATTTCGAACATTTTATCGTAAATTGATTCATCGTAGATAATCATATTTGCTGCGTAAATTCCTCTAGCATCGGGACTTGCCGGTGGTAAAGTTGTTAAATCCAATAACAATTCACTATCTTTATATCTCTTGACAGGTCTGTTTAATGTTGGTGATAAATTAAAAATCCCAAAATCTAAATTTGTGTAGTTACGTTCTAGTTCGTTTAGTAAACTTTTGGAATAAGGCATAAAACAAGAATCATCCTCAATAATCATTACTCTTGGATATTTTCTTTCTTTTGCTATGTCAATAATTGATAATGTTGATTTTGTTATTCCCATATAAGAATTCAAATCAATTCCTGAAAATCTTTCCCATTTCCAACCGATATAATTTAGTTCATTTGTAATATGTTCTAATCTATCAGGTCTCCTATCCAAATTTACTACAAATTTCGGAATAGATTCAAAATCTAATATCATTTTAAAATGATAAATTTCCAGTAATTCTATCACACCAACCTTTGGATTCGGAGTGTGGCCAAACTACCCAATATTTTGGTTTATGTGTTGTTTGGAATTCTCTCCAAACCTTACAGTATCCGTCAGGATCGTTCATCATTCTTGCTATTTCAGATTTATCAACATCTTTTCTGAAGATTGTCTCATCTGTTTCATCGTGAAAAGCTACAACCCAAAAATCATAATCTTTTTCAGGTACTTGTGAATACCCAATATCAATACAATGTTTAAAAATCATAGCAAAGTCGGATTTCCATTCTTCTTCAGAAGAATAATTATATGGATTTGGTGGATAATGTTTATCTAGTGTGTATTGTTGAATGGCTCTTTTTTCAAAAAGTAATCCCGAATATTTTTCATAATCTCTAAGTGTCCTTACTTTACCAAAACCATATCTACCATCGTGACCCTCTTGGGGTAAACCATCCATACCAAACAATTTTCTGTTCGTTAAATGAGACACATTATTTTTGTCAACCCAATGTTTATCATCATCCCATTGTTTGGTTCTACCTTTTCTAGTATACTCATGCCAAATAAGAACTTTATGTGGATGGAATAAGTCGTATCCCCAAGTATAAGCTCTAGCGGCTATAGAAATTTCTTCTCCGTGAAAATAGTATTCTGGATTATGTTGAACTTCTTTACAAAACTTACCCAATGTAAAAGCGTAGTGTGCTGAATAAAATCTAGCAGTAACAGGTTCTGTCATTGATTGCCAATTTGGTATCGTTTCAGGTAAGAAAAATACGGCACCTTCAGGTATAAATCGGTCAAAAACCATTCTCCATGGTTCTTGTATTCTCGCCGCAGGATCATTGTCAGGATCAAAGGAAGAGACATAACCGGTAAGCAATGGTTTCTTATAACCTTTTTTCTGTAATTGTTTGACCATTGCAATCATTTCAGTATCCCAATGAGGTGCAAACCTCATATGTGAATCTAACTGCATTGTATACTGTTCTTTATTGTATAATTGTTGAATTTGGTTTCTAGCCCAACATGCTCCTTTTGACTCGGTATAAGGGATGTTTAAAATCCTAAATCTTTCATCGGTCATGTATTCTGTCAAGTCGTCAAACTTGTCCTCAGGATGAAATTGACGAGCAATTCCAAAAACTAAATTTTCAGGTTTATCAGCATTTTCTAAACAACTCAAGATTGTTTTTTTTAACTCAGGATCTCGATATGACGCAATTTGAATGAATATTTTCATAGTAAAATTTATTTTTGAAAAAAAAGTAATTAAACACTTATCAAGGTAAACAAATACTACTACATTGTTTTAACAAAGACCAGGACTTGATGTAATTTCACCAGTACCACCATCAATTTGGTAATAAATAATACCGTTTGAAACAAATCCAAATCCAGTCGCAGGGGTATTCAAATTTGTATCAATATAAAGGATATCACCGATCTGAAGGCCTGAAAAACTCGCTCTAATACCATAGAATGTGGTACCACCTTCCGAACAAGCTTCAGGATCACTTCCTCCAGTACCTAAATTAGTGTATGCATAAGAAACAAAACCACTTTGTGAAGGTGTAACGGATGGAGTGTTTGTAGGTGTTTGAGTATTTGTCGGTGTTTGTGTTATTGTGTTAGATGGAGTGTTTGTAGGTGTTTGAGTATTTGTCGGTGTTTGTGTTATTGTGTTAGATGGAGTGTTTGTA